ACCAATGGACTGTAAAACACGGATTTGTGATTTGGAAGGTGACGCGAAGATGATGTTGTGTAAGTTCCGTATATTAATACCAGTACTAAAAGTTCCAAGGCTAGCCACGATAATAGCATCTTTTTGTGTCTCCACTATTTTTCTGATTGCTTCACGATCGGAGGTTTCTGTTTCCCCTGATACAAAGAATACTTTTCTTCTTTCATGGGCTTTATCTCTAATAAGTTCGAATAAAGGTTTTCCATGTTTTTCAACATACTGGAAGAGAACAAGTGTATTACCATCAAGATCAAGAGCGAGATTACGAATAAAATTATTACGTGGTTCATACTTAACAATATAATCTACCTCTTCTTGATATGTTCTCTTACCCCAATCTTTTCTAATTTGTTCAGAGTATTTAAGTAATAGAACATTAATTTTAAGCTTAGCAAGAGTATCTTCATCCTGTAGCTTTTTTGTTGTTGTCACATTATATATCTTACCAAATAACCCCTGTAATACAAGTTCATGTGTTTGTGAACCATCTAATGTACCAGTTGTACCGAATCTATATTCTGCTTCTGTACATTTATTCATTAGAGTTGTTAATGATTTAGATTTGAATCCATGACATTCATCGCCAATAACCATACCGAATTGTTGGAACCAATCAGGTTGTAATTTATAAATTGATTGCCATGTTGATATAACAATACGTTTATCTGTATCTTTATCCCTACCTGAATAGATTCTATGACAATCTTCATTATTACCATAATCACCAAAGTCATTATACATCTGTTCAACAAGAGAGGTTGTTGGTACTACAATTAAAGCTTTTTGGTCTTCATCAATCATATCAAGATAATAACGTACAAGACCGTAGATAATAAGAGATTTACCAGAACCTGTAGGAGAGATTAGAATCCCACGTTTTTTATATAATGCATGACAGAATGCATCAAACTGATAATCACGTATTTGTATAGGACTACCACGAGATTGAAGATTTAAGTCCTTAATATACCGATACATATCATCAGGACTAATAGAATTAAGTGTATCAGGTAAACCATAATAATCATCAAGTATAGGCTCGATTGTATAATTTCTTGGTTTAGCAAATTCTTGTAGGAAAGGATATAAACCTACTGGTAAAGTCATTTGCATACTATTAAACAAACGTATCTTACCATCCCATACTCTATTCTTATATGCAGGCATAAACTTATAACCCGGCACAAAGAACGAGAAGAAATCACTTAATTCATTTGCAATACCATAATCACAACCGATTTGTAGCATTGAATGATTTTTCATTTTTACTTTTATATTTTCCATCTTGTGTATCTATAACGTATAAATAGAGGTATAATATTGGAGAACATATATGTCTTTTGATAGAACTATTCAATACGTCGGTAGAAGCGATTTAGTAGGTTATGAGAATCAAACGTCCGGTGAAGACTTTTTTAATAATTTAGTTTTTAACGGTATGACTGCAGATTCTATAGGTGAAGCCGTAGCAGCACATGATGAAACTGGTATATGGTCTACATATGGATCTAGTATTCTTTCAACATGGAAAAATATAGAAATTTTATCTTTTGATGAAGATTCACAAACAGTAACTGTAGTTTTCCCTTTTGAAAATGAAGAAACCATGCTTAAGTGGGATGAAATGTATATTACCCTTGATTGGACAAGTCCCGAATTTAAGGACTTTGATTTAACCTATGGTTATGTAGAACGTAAATACCTAACTGGTCATAAGACAATATACTTGGATTAATCACCTGCTTCAAACATACGCCAACGAATCATATTACCAATTGTTTGATGTCTCCATTTAATATTATCAACAATTTCTGTTAAGGTCTCTGTAATAGTTTTCCAGTACTGTACCTTTTCTTCTGACTTTTGTATATCTACGTCTGCATCATAATAATAATCCATTTCACCTTTTAAGATTTTTAATCCCTTAAACGGATCAAATTCCCAACCTTTTTCTTCTATTTCTTCTTTACTTAACTTACCATTATAATAAAGCCATTTATCTTTCAGTAAAGTCTTTTGCTGCATCTCTACTCGTTTTACCTGTAGTTTTGCCTGTGTTAACAGACTAAGATATTTTGAATGTAACTGAGGGGTTTGTCGAGATGATTCATCAAGTGGATTTGAGATTTTACAATCTTGTTCCCACATTTCTAATATATTTTCAAGGTTCATTTATCTCTCATAATTAAAGTCAAAGTTAGTGGATATGATTGTCTTACGTTTATCAGTATCTATAAACGGTGAACGGTGTGGTAAAAAAGCTGGGAAGAAGACCACATCACCTTCTGATGCCTCTAATCTGCCAAAGTGTAGAAATTCTGTTGCATAGTTCTCTTCTGGTAACTCAACAAAGTATATACATCCAAAGTGTGCTCTTGGATGTGTATGCCAACCAAACTCAGAACCTATAGGATATTGTTGGAACCATAATTTCGGATATCGAAATAACTTACAATTAAAATCTGCAGCAAGTTGTTCTGCAAATGGTATTATAACACTATATGCAGCTTCTTTATATAATCTTTTTCTTTGATCCGTACTAGGAAAATCATACCAATATCCTTGTTTATTCAATTGGATATTATGTATTTTCTTTTCTTGCTCAATCAAGTCAAGGATCTTATCCTTATTTCTTTTCGCTACTTCTGGATCTTGTTGATAATGATAAATGTGGTTTTCAATCATAATATAATTATATCATATTTTTACGATACTGTAAACGTTGTATATCTAAAAGTAACAGGTAAAGTGATATATTGAACATCACCAATTGTAGAACTGAATTCTACATTACCAAGTGTGGACGGAAATGCATCTTTATATGTAATAGTACGTACAACGTTATTATGACTATTAAGTACCAATACAGAAATATCATATAAAGATTTATCACCTTCTCTGTATATACCTGTTGAGTTTTGATCTAACGGATTCTCAACAAAACTTCTTAACCAATCAAACATTTCCATATACAATGTCATATTTTCATCAAGAATAGCTGTAACTTGAAGTTCCTCATAGAAGATTTTATCACCAGGAATATACGCATTCGAAAAACGGAATGGTGCTTCACTTGGTGTTACAATAACACTTGGATGTGATACTGTCTGTGCGAAAAATTCTAAATTTGGAAAACGTTGTCTATTAACAACTACACGGAAACCAGTAGGTGCTAAAAAGTTTGTGTTTTCTAAAGTGTTTACGGTAACTGCCATATCAATACTCCTTACGTGTATTTATACATATTATTAACATAACAAATAAAGGTATAAAGAATGATGCAGAAAAGAACAGAGCTTAAACCGTCTTGGATCGATTATATTGTTCTAGCAGAACAAATGATTAAAAGAGGTGAAGTTAAAGAAGATACCAATTTAGAAGCTTTAGCAAATAAGCTTAAAAAAAAGGACCAGGAAAAAAATCCTGGTCCAGTTTGATTGGAGAGGGTTGAATTCCCTCTCCTTTTTTTTATAGTTATACCGATTAGGCGAGGATGTTGTCCACGCGGAAAATGCGATAATACTGGTTAGTCTTAACAGTTGCAAGACCATCGGCTGGTGTATCGCCAACGAATGGGTTTGAAGCCATACCGTAACGAGTCTTAAAGCCGATTTTTGGCTGGAAGGTGTCTTCACCAACCGCACGTACCATTGTTAATGGAACATATGGGCAGTAGAATACGCCAGCGTCATATGGGTTTGTACCCTTATAACCTACGTTTACATAGTCAGCAGTTGCATATGGGTCAATATAGACCTTCATGCGACCGTTGAGCGTACCAGCGAAAGTGTTACCTGTGTCATCAACGTTCAGGTTAGTTGACATAGCTGGGCTATAGTCAAGCATACCAGAAGCTGCAAGTGCAGAAGCTACGTCAGAAGAACAGATCATGAAGTTACCTTTACCACGACGTGTTTCTTTAGCGATAATGTTAGCTTCACGCTCAACCTGTACGATCAAGCCTTTGAACTTTTCTACTGACCAACGTCCGTCAGCGTCTGTGCTGAGGTCGAAGATACCGTTAACTGCAGTGTTAGCAGTTGAAGCACCTGTTTTCGCCTGAGTGTTCAGGGTACGGATAACTTCACGGTTGATTTCAGCCAGGATCTCAGTTGACAGAATGTTAGCCAATTCTGTTTCAGCATCCAAGCCATGAATAGCTTTAAGATCCTGAGCAAGTTCCAAGCTGTATTCAGCTTTCAGTGCACGTGACTTAGCAGTCACAGTTGCTTTTTCAATGGTGAAACCCATTTCACGGAATGCTGAGTTTGGATCAACTGATGCTGAACCAAGTCCTTCCGCGTCAGCAGTTGGCATACCACCGCCGAAGATTGAAGTAAGACGTTGATCGTCAAGGTTTGAATCCTGAGCAGCTGAGTCAATACCGAACAAGCCAGAAGCGTTATCGGAATCGTGAGTTGCTGAAGAGTCACCTGAGAAGTTGGTCTCTGCTTCGTTAAATAGTGCTTCACGGTTAGTTGTTGAACCACCGTCATAACGGCTCTTCATTGCGAAGATAAGACCAGTTGGACCAGTCATTGGCTGAACACCAGCAACGTCATATGCGATCATGTTTGGAAGAGCGCGACGTACGAGGCTAATTAGAACTGGGTTCCAGTTAGCAGCTGATGCGGTTGAGTTACCAGGAGCAGCTTCCGAAAGGAATTGACCCTGTTCTGCTTCCTCACGGAAAGCACGTTCTTGGTTTTCCAGAACAACGGCAGTAACCGCTCTTCTGTGCGCGTCTTTGATGGAACCAGCAGTCTCTTCATTCAGAACTGGTGCCCATTTTTCGACGAGCTGATCATAGGAAATTACGTTATGCATTTCTATGGACTCCTAATTTATTTAATTGTTTTCTTTAGGGCTGCGAGATACTGATTCATTGCATCAGAAACTTCGACTTCGTCTTCTGCTTCTTCTTCAATAAGATCAGCGCTATTTTCAGAAGCTACTGCTTTCTTGAAATAGGATTCTTTAATGGTAGCAACTTTTTCACCAAAAGTTTCTTCGCTAACATAATCGATGTCCTGAGTCAATTTGATCAGTTTCTCTACTTCTGTTTCGGCGAGACCACGTGCGTGTTCTCTAATGACTTCATAACGCTTGAACTGCTCAAGCTCTTCAGTCATTTGGATCTGCTTTGCAGTAGATTCGTTAAGCTTAGTTTCAAGCTCTTCAACCTGCTCTGCAAGATCATCCACTAGGTCGACTTTGGACTCTGGAACTTCTACATAAGATTCAGTGAACAGATCTTTCAATTTGTTCATGAAATCTTCTGCGATTTCCGTACGAAGACCAGACTGGATAGCCAGTTTGTTTTCTTCCATCCAATTTTCAACTACGTAGTTAAGATAGCCATCTACCTTTTCAACCATTTCGTTCTTAAAGGTATCGACTTCTTCTTGAAGTTCAGTCTTGTAATTTTCTTCAAGACGTTCTACTTCTTCAGCAATTTTTGATTTGACTGCTGCTTCAAAAATGATTCCAGCTTTACCCTTGAACTCATCAGAGAGAGTTGCTTCGGATTCTACTAGAGCGTTTAAATCAGCGTCGAAGTCATAAGAAGCTTCTTGTTCAGCAACTGTTTCCAGTTCCTGATCATCTTCAAATGCTTCACCGTACAAAGCCATCAGAGCTTGTTTATTCATGCCCTGCATTTTAGACACCATGCCTGCCATTAGAGCTGCTTTAGTCTTTGGCATTGGTTCGCTGTTCTTTTTATCGCCCTTACGAGCTGGAGCCGTGCCAGTTGCTTCACCTGCTTTATCAACAGATGCAATAGACTGGGCTTCTGCGTTTTTCGGATCGTGACCCTGAGCTTCCACCATATTATCCTCTTCGTCGTAGTTTAATGATTCTTTCTTTGCACCAAAAATGTGAGGATGATGAAATTTAGCTTCATCGTGATCACCCCCATAGTGAGTAATAAGAGCTTTTTTCACTTTACGTAAAGGGCCATGATAACTTAGCTCATCACCATCACGTCCGCCGTGCCACTTTGTTTCAACACCATGCTTATTTTTCATTAATTTCTTATGGTCCTCTTTGCGATGAAATGACACGCCCAAATCATGCTGTGCTGGACCGGAAGATACCTTTTTAGATCCGAAGATTTCATCAATTGATTCAGTTTCCTCCAAGTCACTAGTTTGGTATTCAGTCATAATTGACTCCTTATTTTATCTAGTTTCGAGTAACGAGAGGAAATTCTTAAACTCACGAACTTGTACTTCGTACAGATCTGCTCTTGAAGCTTTTTTAATTTCAGTCTCAATCTTTTCAATTTCTTGAGCTTCGATAATACCATTATTCCATACCCATTCTACGCCTTCCATAACTCCATTAACAAATGCGTTAGGTGCAGATGGATCCTGGACGATGTCAACGGTATTCAACATAAAGTCTTCCTTGACATACATAACACCATTTCTATTCTCAAGACTTCCCATACCACGAGTTGATACGCCTAGTGAAACCTCGCCATCAAGTAGACCTCTAACGATCTGACCCATAGGAGTTTCCAGTATGCGTGCTTTCCCAATTACATTAGAACCATCCATTTTGAGTTCAGTAATTTTGTGGGAAACTTTATCTAAGTTAACAGTAGGACCAGATGGATGATTTAATTCCCCAACTGCTCTACCCTTAGAAACCTGTTCATCGACGTATTTTTTAATCGCACCTTCCATAATAGGTTTTGGATAAACACGTCCATTTCTATTCTTTTGATCGGCCTGTGCAAAGATGCCTTCAATCATATAGTTTTTTGTACCGTCTTCTTTCTTTTCAACGATACATTGAACATCTGATTCTTTATATTCTGTAATAAGCTTCATATCTTTGCGCCTCGAAATAATTTTACATTGTAAAGTATTTACCCTTTACATGCAATTATTTATATAAATTAAATTTTCTAAAAAGAATTATTTTTCTTCTTCATCATCAAATTCATCATCTAAATCTTCAGCATCAGCAACTTCATCTGCTGCAGCCTCAAGTTCTTCATCTGAATACTCTTCATCATCTTCTAATGGAAGTTCCATTTGATCTTCATCACCACCATTATAGACTTGATTAGCTAATGCTACTTTTTCTTGATCCAGTGCTGATTGGATTCGTCCAGCCATAATATCATTAAAAATATTATTAGCCTTATTGAAATCACCATTTGCGGAGAAATCAATCATATCACCAATTTGTGCTGTCATTTCATCATCTGCCATTTTATTGCTCCTGTTCTGGCTCTTGTTGCTGATCCTGTTCTGGTTCAGCAGGTTCTTTTTCTTTCTGTCCTTCGATATTCTTTATATCATCATCGTTGAACATAAGAACATTTTTCATTACCCATTCTTTAGAGAAGTAACCATCTTCACCAGTATAATTTGAAATCTGGTCAAGGGTTTGTAGTCTTTCTCTTAGGATCTCTGCATCTTTTAATTCTGTAAAGTGGTTATCCCTTGCGAAGTCAAAAGATAACTGATATGACCATTCTTCCCAATCTTCCTCTGTAATAATACTTTTAAGGATAAGTTGTTTTTTGAGAATCTCTCTGAACAATGTAGAGAATCTCTGACGAAGACGGTCAATAAACTTTTGGAACTTCAGTTCGTCACGTGAGATTTCTGTAGATCTACCAAGACTAAACTGTGCTTCTTGTTCTAATCTATTAATAGGAACGTTAAGTGAACGATATAATCTCTTTTGAAAATAGATAATATCATCGATCTGACCTAAGTTTTCACCACCTGGTAGTGTAGTAATCTCTGTACCTCTACCACCTTCACGTCTTGGTAACCAGAAATCTTCAAGCATTGACATATGCTTACGATCATCTCTAATATCACCTGTACGTGCATCATATACTAACTTATTACGGTATTTTGTCATAATACCTTTCATATATTCTTCAGCTTTACCTTTAGGTAAGTTACCTACATCAATATAAAAAATACGACGTTCTGGAGCACGTGCAAGTCTATAAATGACTAACGAGTCTTCCATCATACGAAGTTGATTGATAGGTTTTAAAGCTTTATGAAGGTATGAAACAACGTGTTTCTTTGTAGCATCTAAAAGACCAGATGTACAATATACAACTGAATCTTTTGTTAGCTTTACACCTGAATTCATTTGTCCAGGCTTTTCTTGATAGATGTAATATTCGTTTTGTTTTTCAATTACCTTAGCACCAGTAACAGGATCTTTCTTTGTCTTGATCTCTTTTACTTTACGAATCTTTGCAGAATCAATAGGACGAATATCCTGAATACCTAATTTAGGACTATCCTCATTTACTACTAAGTGATAATTTAATCTTCCATCAACATACCATGATCTAGCGATATCATGTCCTAAGTCTCTAAACTTAAGCATATAGAGGATATCATTAAATTCTTCTGAAATTTTCTT